TGACAAGAGAAGAATTAAAGGCTTTAGGTTTATCTGATGAACAGATTGAGAAAATAGTTGATGACTACGGCAAAAACTATGTAAGTAAATCTCAATTTAATCAAAAGAACGAAGAAGCTAAACATTTGAAAGGAGAAGCCGATACATTTAAAAAAGAAATTGAAGAACTAAAAAAGACTAATAAAGATAATGCTGATTTAGCTGCACAAATCGAAAAGATGAAAGAAGATGCTAAAACACGTGAACAGACTTATAAAGCAAATACTAAGAAGATGCAAATTGATAGTCTTGTTGATTTGGAACTTATTAAAAATAAAGCTAAGAATCCTAAAGCAGTAAAAGCTTTATTAGTTGATTTGGATAAGGCAGAAATTGTTGATGGATCTATTAAAGGACTTGATGAACAATTTAAAAAACTGAAAGAAACAGATGCGTATATGTTTGAAACAGAAGATGACTCTTCCGGTTCAAAAGGATTTAAAGCCGGACAGGGTGACAGTAATAAAAAATCTATTACCCATGAAGATTTTACAAAAATGTCATACGCACAACGTTTAGAGTTACACAATTCAAATAAAGAATTATACGATTCATTAAATAAAGGAGAATAACATATGAATATTGAAGCATTGAAATTTAATTTACAAACATTTGCCACCGGTACTACTAAAATGGCACAGATGGTTAATCCACAGGTTATGGGAGATATGATTTCCGCTGCACTTCCCAAAGCCATTAAATTTACTCCATTCGCAAAGATTGACAATAGTCTTAATGGTATACCAGGTGATACTTTAACCATTCCAAGTTGGGGGTATATCGGAGATGCGGATGATGTGGCAGAAGGTGCAGACGTCACTATTTCTCAGATGTCCAGCAGCACAAAAACTATTAAAGTAAAGAAAGCCGTTAAGGGTGTAGAAATTACAGATGAAGCTAAGCTTTCAGGTTATGGTGACCCTATAGGAGAAGCAACACATCAGCTTACAATGTCTATCGCTTCTAAGGTAGAAAACGACGTAGTAAAAGCATTGGGAGAAGCAACTCTTATTGTTGATAAAGGAACCGAGAAGATTTCTTATGCAGGTGTTGTTGCAGGGGTTGATAAGTTTGCTGAAGAAGATGATATGGAGAAATTCTTGTTCGTACATCCGACACAGGTGACTACACTTAGACAAGATGTTAACTTTATCGATAAGACTAAATATGGTAATGACGTAATGATGACCGGTGAAATTGGTATGATTTCCGGTTGCCGTGTAGTTAAATCAAGACGAGTTCCTGAAGAAGGAGGTACTAAGTTTAACAACTTTATTATTGCTACCACCCCTGAATCTACAGACGGTACTCCGGTACTTCCTGCAGTAACCATCTTAATGAAGCGTAATGTTATTTTGGAAGCTGATCGTGACATTGTAGGCGGTAAAGATGTAATTGTAGCTAATGAACATTACGGAGTTAAGTTAACTAACGAATCTAAGGTTGTTAAGATTACATTTTTAAAATAAGAGGTGACATTATGGGAATGTTACTTTATAAGAAACGCTTAAAAGCTATAGCAGAAGCTAAAGAGCAAGCATAAGCTGAAGAAGCTAAGGAGGTTAAATCTTTAGCTTCTTTAACTGTTTCTGAACTAAAAGCTATAGCGGAATCTAAAGGTATTGAAGTGCCAACAAGTGCTAAGAAAGCAGACATCATTGCTTTATTAGAAGCAGGTGGTGAATCTCATGGAGATAATTAAAAAACTGATTAAAGATGTGGCCGGATATAAAGTTGCAGAATCAGATGATTCTTTGTTGGAATTTCTTTTGTCTTCTGAAAGACAACATCTTTTAAATGATTGCGGATTAGATAAACTTCCTAATGAATTGATTCATGTTTTACACGAACGAACTGCCGGAAGATTTATTAGCTTAAAAGCTAAGGATATTTTAGGAAGCGATAATTTAAGTGTTGTTACTAGGATACAAGAAGGAGATACCACAGTTGATATTGGTGGAACTTCTAATGAAGAAAGGTTATCTATCCTTGCTTCTGTATTTTTACGAAGTGGAGAGCGTGATATAGTATGTTTCCGACAAATCAAATGGTGAGTATTAAAAGAAAAGCGATAGAAAGTCTATATAGAGATACAGCAACTATTACTACTTCTGTTAAAGGACAAGTAGATCCTAAAACAGGAAGAGTAATTAATAAAGAAAAGACATCTCCTGAGTATCCTTGCCGTATTTCGTATAAAACTTTCCCGATTGCCAATAATCCTAATGGGATTGCAGAGTTTAGTCAGTTAATCACTCTTTTTATTGCTCCGGAGGTTGATATACCGGCAGGCTCTAAAGTAACAGTAAATCATTTAGGTAAAACGCTTGAATTTACTGCATCAGGAGTTCCTGCTAGGTATTCTGACCATCAAGAGGTGGAGCTAAAAAATAGGATGAAGCATAATGGCTGATGTTGATTTTTCTGAACTTAAAGGCTTTTTGAATAACCTAGTAGATAGTGCTACACCGACTTATATTGATGAGATACACCGAAACGCGGTGAACAAAATAGCTGCTGTTTATATTGGAGAAGCAAAAAGGAACACACCTACTAAAGGAGTGCAAAGAAAAGAAGTTGTAGTTAATGGCGAAACTAAAGTAATAACCAATGATTCCGAACACATGAAACGGTCTTGGAAAGCTAATCCGGCAAAAAAGAAAGGTCATGACTATATAGCTAAAGTTATGAATACTGCTTCTTATGCTAGTTTTGTTAATGATGGACACAGACAACATCCAGGACAATTTGTTCCTATTCTTGGTAAAAGACTTATAAATGGCTGGGTAAATGGGTTACACATGGCAGAAAAAGCAGAATCACACACTAAAAACGCTTCTAAGCTTATTCTTGAAAACACAATAAAAGATTATAACCGAAAGGCTTTTAAATGATTTTAAAGATATATGAAGGGATATCCAGTAAGCTTTATCAGCTTACCGGGTATCCTATTTATTTTGATGAAATAGAGCAAAATGCACAATATCCATGTTTCTTGATTCGACTGATGGACAGCGAACAAGAACATGTATTAGACAGGAGATATGAGCGTAAACACTCATTTGAAATTCGTTTATTTCCTAATGAAAAAGGGGAAATCACAGATAGTAATACGGAGCTGTATAAGGTCGCTCCTGCTTTGTATATGGCATTGGAGTATATCCAAGTGGTAGATGGAAGTAAAGAATATCTACTAAGAGGAGATGCCATGAGTTATAAGGCGGTAGATGATACATTGCAGTTTTTAGTGTCTTACGATTTCTTTGTTGTGAAAAAGCGAGAGAAGACTGAGTTTATGAACACATTGGATATTGAGGAAGGAGTAAGAGATGGCAGTAAAGAAAACTAAAGATGTAGAATCAGAACGTTTTGACGGTCATTCCATTATTAAATCAAAAAAATATAAACGTTATGCAGACCTATTGTGTGTAGAGCTTGAAGATGGGGTAATGTATTCTCATGAAGAAGTGGAAGCTATTATCCAAAAGGCTCTCGCTCGTCCGGTTGTAAAAGTAATTAATGAATAAGGAGGATGAACTATGGCATTAGGCGGAGGTACTTGGCTTTTCCAAAATAAGAAATTACCGGGTACATATATTAATTTTGTAAGTAAAGAAAGAGCAGGCACGGATATTGCAGACCGTGGATATGTAGCACTTCCCGTTGAGCTTGATTGGGGTGCAGAGGGAGTATTTCGTGTGGATGTAGCGGATTTCCAAAAGAACAGTCAAAAGGTGTTTGGCTACGACTATGCACACGAGAAGATGAAGCCACTTAGAGAAGTCTTTTTACATGCGAAAACTGTGTATGTGTATAAACTTAACTCTAAAGGTGTTAAAGCTAAAAACACATTAGCTACTGCTAAATATGCAGGAATACGTGGCAATGATTTATCTATTGCGATACAGTCGGATCCTGATAATAGCGGAAAGTTTATTATATACACTTATTTAACTACTGATGGTGTAGTAAGTATGGTGGATAAGCAGACAGGTATTAGCAAGTCTTCTGATTTAGTAGATAACGATTATGTAACCTTTGCTAAAGCAGAAAGCTATCAAGTGACATCTGCCACACCATTAACAAGTGGAACTAACGGCGGAGCGGTTAATGCGGAAAGCTATCAGGGATTTATCGAATCCATCGAACCGTATTACTTTAATATCCTTGCTTATGCAGGGGCGGATTCGTCCATTCAGAATCTTTTAATTAGCTTTGTTAAGCGTTGTAGAGAAGACAGCGGAGCTAAATTCCAATTAGTTATCCATGGCAAAGAAAAGGTTAACTATGAAGGTGTTATCTCTATCAAAAACAATGTTATTGATAAAGGTGTAGAAGTAGGTAGCTTAGTATATTGGGTCGCAGGAGCTGAAGCTAACTGTGCTATTAACGCAAGCTGTACCAATATGATCTATGACGGCGAATATACAGTAAATACTAAGTATAAACAATATGAATTAGAACAAGCGGTATCTTCGGGAATGATGATGTTCCACAATGTCACAGACGCAGTATCCGGTAATGTAGTAGGCGATACTAGACTGCTGACAGATATTAACACCTTTACTGAATTTACTAAGGCTAAAAATAGTGATTTTAGTTTAAATCAAGTAATCAGAGTGTTAGACAACATAGCTATAGATATTGCTAGATTGTTTAATAAGCAATATTTAGGTAAAGTACAGAACGATTCTGCAGGAAGACTTGCTTTGTGGAGTGACGGAGTAGCTTTGTTCGAGGAATACGAACGTGTAAGAGCAATTCAGAATTTTGATGAAGAACTACTGCCTATTCCAAAACAAGGAGAAATAAAGACTTCTGTACTTTGGGATTTTGAAATACAACCGACTTGCTGTATGGAAAAACTCTATGCACAGGTTATTGTGGCTTAATAAGAAGGAGTAAACATGTCTGAAGAATTAAATGCTATTCGCACGATGATTGCCGGTGATGTGATAAGTGCAAAACTGGCAACAGCTTATGTAACGATTGATAGCAATAGATATTTGCTTTTCCAAGCAAAGAGCTTGAAGGCAACTATTGAAAAAACAAAAGAAGAAGTAGCTATTTTAGGGCGTATGATGAAAGGTAATAAGGCTGTTGGTGCTAAAGGAAGCGGTAGTCTTGTTATTTATAAGAACACATCCCTTTTTGATGATATGATTTTAAAACTTGTTAATAAAGGGATTGACACTTATTTTGATATGCAGATTACCAATGAAGACCCTACATCACAGGCAGGTAAGCGTACAGTTATTTTGACCGGTTGTAATCTTAATAAAGCCGATGTAGCTGCTTTTGATGCAGATGGTAAATGGCTTGAAGATGACATTGATTTTACTTTTGAAGGAATTAGAGTTCCCCAGAAATTTAAATTGCTTGATGGCATGAAGGCATAGTATATGGGCAGAATATATTCTGCCCATTTTTATATAAATAAAGGAGAAAATATATGACTGAAATTACATCTATGAGTGCTTTTTTAAAGGAAAACGCATTACAAAAGAAAGAAGTGGAATATATTGCTTCTAAGCGTTTTGTTGGAGCGGATAAAAAGCCTATTCCCTGGATTCTTCGTCCTTTATCTAATCAGGAATTGGAAAAGATTACAGATAAACATACAAAGAATGTACAGGTTAAAGGAACTCGTGAGTATCAGAAGGAAACAAATGAAAAAGCCATCAATATGGAAGTTACTTTAACCAGTGTAGTTGCCCCTAACTTAAACGATGAACAATTACAAGCTAGTTATGGTGTAATCGGTGCAGAAGCACTGCTTAAAGAAATGCTGACACCTGGTGAACTTGCTGATCTAATGATGGCAACTTTAGAAGCTTCAGATTTTAAGGTGGGTATGGCAAATCAAATTAAATCGGTAAAAAACTCTTAAGGGCAAATGAGATAGACACCGTGGTAATGTATTATGCATTTCACGAATTGCATTTATTACCACATGTGTTTATCGATTTGCCCGATTGGGAAAAGGCGATTATCTATGCTTTTGTCGAAGAAAAAGCAAAAGCACTTAAAAAGATTAAAGACAAATAAAGAAAGGAGGACTAATGGCAACGATAACCAACTATATTAACCTACGAGGAAATATGGTTAAAGGGATGAAAGATATTACAG